GGCGGCAGCCTTGGGCCTGAGCGAGGCGCAGCTTGACGAACTGTTCATTTCGGCGGCCAGCTTATGAACTACATCGACCCACCCAACATCGCCATCGCCTGCTTTGTCCTGGCGGGGGTGATCCTGTTGTTATCCCAGGTGGCGCCTTAAATCGAGGCGTACCATGCCCGTCGCCTACGGCTCCCTCCCCTTCGCCGAGCAGATCGCCTTCTTCCGCCAGAAGGTCAACCTCGGGACCCAGCGCTGGGACGACATCCTCGGCGCCGCCCATGACCGCGCCTTTGTGGTGGCCGGGGCGGCCAAGGCCGACTTGCTGGCGGATCTTCGCGCCGCCGTGACCAAGGCCATCGAGGACGGCACCACCCTGGCCACCTTCCGCCAGGACTTCGATGCCCTGGTGGCGCGCAACGGTTGGACCGGCTGGACGGGAGAGGATACCGCGGGCGGCCGCGCCTGGCGGACGCGGATCATCTACGAGACCAACCTGCGCGCCTCCTACGCCGCCGGACGGTGGGCACAGATTCAGCAGGTCAAGGCCGAGCGGCCCTACCTTCTCTACCGGCACAACGACAACGTGCTCCATCCCCGTCCGCTCCATCAGTCCTGGGATGGCAAGGTGATCCCCGCCGATGATCCCTGGTGGCGGACGCATTTTCCGCCCAATGGCTGGGGCTGTCAGTGTCGCGTGCATGCGGTGGATGATGCCTATTTGCGGCGCATGGGCAAGGCCGGGCCGGACCCGGCGCCGGATAACGGCACCTACGATTATTTCAACAAGGTCAGCGGCGTCACCCTGCGGGACATCCCCAAGGGGATTGATCCCGGCTGGGATTATGCCCCCGGGGCAAGACTGGAGCCGCAAGCGTTCATCCGGGACAAGGCGGCCAAGTTGCCTGGGACGCTGGCGCAACTCTATCTGTCCGCCATGATCCATGGCTTGCAGGCCATGATGCGCGAGGAGGAGCCTTAGCCCATGGCCGGCACCCACATCACCATCACCCTTGACGACGAAAACCTCCGTCGTCAATTGGGCGACCTCATCGGCGCCCTGACCCACCCCGAGCCAGCCCTACGCGCCATCGGCGAGGAGCTGCAACGCACCACCCAGGACCGCTTTGATCCCGGCCAGAAGAAAGCCCCCGATGGGACACCCTGGGCACGCAATGGCCCGGTCACCATCGCCAGGAAGGGGCGGGACAACCCGCTCTACGAGCGCGGCATCCTGCAAGGCAGCATTCGCTACCAACTGTCAGGCGCGCGCGGGGTGGAAGTGGGCACCAACCTGGTTTACGGTGCCGCCCATCAGTTCGGCATGGTCAAAGGCTATGCCGGTCGCACCCGCCGCGGCGCCCCCATCCCCTGGGGCAACATCCCTGCTCGCCCCTACCTCGGTCTCAGCTCGGCGGATGAATCTGAAATCATCCGCATCCTGCGGGAGTATCTGGCGCGGCAGGCGGAGTGATCGGGTAAGCCGACAGCGCCCGCCTTATTCCCTCGCTGGCGTTACCATCGCCAATGGCCAGGGCTAGGGCCTTCTCCTCTGTCGTCAACTTGACGTTAATCATCGCCCGTTTGGCGTCCGGCTTGATGCTGCCCGGCTTGCGCCCGGCGCCCTCTCGGGCGCCGCCGTGGGTGCTGGTCATGGCAGGTACCACCTGCCGCCATCGAACCGGCCAGCCTCGGTGTCTTCGTAAGGTCCTGTACGCAGTAGGCCCCGTCGGGCATCGTCGCTGATGTCCGCTCGCCGTGCATCCGCCTGGGTGCGGTAGTAATGGCGCTGTTTTGTAGTTATCAGGGGAGCAGTTCCCCAGAACACGTTGACTCCCCAGGTACCGTCCTGCTCTTTGTGCAGGTTGCGGTACAGGCGTTTTCCGTTTGAGTCGATGAGTGTCATGATTCGTCTCCCAGGATGTCTTTAAGCTGATGGACGATATTGCCCAGGTCCCCGACGTGACCCCAGTTCAGGCCGTCAGTATCGGCCGCGGGAAGATCGCTGATCTTCTCCTCGATTTGGGCCAACAAGGTCATGGCTTCGGCGTGCATGGCGGCGTAGGTGTCTTGCAGGTTCATTTCATTTCTCCAGTTCGTCGATTTCGTCAATCATCATCGCCATGGCAGACATGGCGGCAAGGTAATTGGTCCGATAGGTGCTTTCCCACTCAACAGCTTCCTGCCGCGCGGCAGGAAAGCGCGAGCTTGCGCGGCGGCGAAACTTGCGCAGCGCATCGCCCATGCTTTCCATTTCGCACTCAAGATTGCGCCGCGCCCAATCGGTCAGGGCCGGATCGCCGGTGGTGATGGCTGTCTTAGCAACGTTGATGATGTTCATTTTCTCTCTCCGGTTAGGCCGTCTGTGTACGTTGTAATTGTTGGGTTATTTTATGGGCAGATGACTACTTCTGGCAGGAAGCCTGATATTCGGTCATGAAGGATTCCAAACTGGAATCCCATTCACGACTGGTCAGACCCTTTCCGCGCTCGATGTGCAGAGCGTCGTCGGAACCGATCCATACTTTGCTAGTGCGGTCCCCCGCGTAGTTTCCTGCGGTGTACAGGTTGACGTAGATACGATCTTTCCATTGGCTGGCGGTCTTGACGCCGCTCATGTTGCGGATATTTTCGATTTTGGCGTTGTTCATTTTCTCTCTCCGGTTAGGCCGTCCGTGGCCGGGGTGCTGTTGGTCATGGCATGTCCCTATGCCAGGGGTCCGCGGTATGAAGTCCGTTCGTCAATCGGAACGCTGAACGTGAAATCATTGCAGCGGCCATTCATCCCTCGGTCATGAATTTTGAGGGTCCATCCCCGCGCCTTTACCTCGGCGTGATCGAAGCCACCAGCGAAGTGAAGACCAAGATCGGCGGCCGTCTCAAACGGCATATTGCGGGTGGGCCGGTCTAGTTCTTTCCAGATTTTGGCCAGTGTTTCTACGTCAACATGGATTGTTGTGTTCATGGTCTCTCCCCAGGATTTCGTGGTTACTCATCAGGCCAGGCTACCAATGCCCGGCGATCCCGTTGCTCCGCCGCTTGAGTGGTCTCGCGGTGTTTCGCCCCCGCTGCCCCGCCCTCTCTTTGGCTCCTGGCTGCGATCCCTCCCGCCGTTGGCGGCTCCTGCCGCCTTCCGTGTTTCCCTCCCCCTTGATTGTTAGTATAGCAACCTTTGTCAGGATGTAAAGCCTTTTTTCAAGAATCTTGCAAAAAAGTTTCCCCTCGCCGTCCCGCATCAACTCTTAACCCCGGTTAATTTCCGTCCCTTCGCGCGCGCGCCATGCTGACGGCATGAAGCCTCGCGTCTCCCTCGCTGCCCTTGCCGTGCCGTTGGCCAGCCTGGCCGTGCCTTATGGCGACACCGCCCAGCATCAGCCCGTGGTCCTCATCCCTGACGGCCAGTTCAGCGCCAGCGATGGCCGCCCCCAGGGCCTGCCCGGCTGGCGGCTGGATGCCGACATTGCCGCCCGGCTGATCCGGCGTGTCCAGGGCCGCAAAACCAAGCTGGTGGTCAACTACGAGCATGCCGAGCCAGCGGGCGCACCTCTGCCCGCCGCTGGCTGGATCGACCCCGCCAGCCTGGCCTATGTCCCTGGTACCGGCCTGACGGCGCACGTCGATTGGCTGCCAAAGGCCAAAACCATGCTGGCAAACGGCGAGTACGCCTACCTGTCCCCGGTCATCCGCTATGACGCCACCAGCGGCGCCGTGCTCGACCTGCTGCTGGCTGGCTTGACCAATACCCCCGCCCTCGATGTCCTGCCCGCCTTGAGCGCTCGCCTCAGCCTGGCAGCGGACGTGGAGGATGACCCCGCTCCCCTGTCCTCTCACTCCCCCGAGGTCTCCCTTATGCTCATCGATCTCGTCAAGCTGCGGGAGGCCCTCAGCCTCGCCGCCGATGCCGACAACGACGCCATCCTGACCCAGGCTGCCGCCCTTTCCGCCAAGGCCGTCGACCTGGAGGCCAAGCTCTCCGCCCTGGCCGCTGACAAGGATGCGCTGTCCTCGCAAGTGGCCGCCCTCACCGCCGCGCCCGGGGCCATCCCCGATCCCGCCCTCTACGTCCCCAAGGCGGTCTACGACGAGGCCATCGTCAAACTACGCGCCCTCGCCGTCACCAGTGACGCCGCGGAACTGGAGCGCCTGCTGAGTCAGGGCCTGGCATCCGGTCAGATCGTGGGCCAGGCGCAAGCCGATTGGCTCAAGGGCCAGGGCATCGCCGCCCTGCGTGCCTATCTGGACGGCGCCCCGGCCGTGGCCGCCCTGACCCGCACCCAGACCCAGGGCCAAGGGCCAGACCGGCCTAACCCGTCCCGCCTGAGCCCCGAGGAAGACGCCGTGCTGACTCAGATGGGCCTGGACCGGGACGCCTATCTCAAGACTCGCGCCACCCTCTTCCCCGCCGCCTAAAGGTAGCCCCGCATGACCGCTCTATCCGCTGATCGCACCATCGTCCGCCGCGAGGGGGCGACCTTCTCCTTCCCCGTCGCCGCCAGCGTCACCTGCTACCAGGGGGCCTTGGCCGTCCTGGACAGTTCCGGCAACGTCAAACCCGGCGTGACCGCGACCGGCCTGATCCCGGTTGGCGTCTTCACCGCTCAGGTCGATAACAGCGCCGGCTCCGCCGGTGACCTGGACGCCGAGGTGTTGCCCGGTACCTTCCGCTTCACCAATTCGGGTAGCACGGACGAAATCACCGCCGCCGAGGTAGGTGATACCTGCTACCTGGTGGATGACCAGACGGTTGCCAAGACCAACGGCTCCAGCACCCGCTCCGCCGCGGGCCAGATCGTGGATGTCGATACGACCGGGGTTTGGGTGCGGGTGGGCATGGACCGGCTGATTACCACCGGCCTGCTCGCCGCCAGCAACTTGTCCGACGTGTCCAATGCCGCCACCGCCCGCACCAACCTCGGCGGTGGCGCCAACAAGATCGCCCTCGTCCTGGGTGACATCAGCACCAAGGGCAGCGATGCCGCCGTGCTGCGCGTGGTCTCCCCGGTGGCGGGTACCATCGACAAGGTGTACTCGGTGCTCAATGCCGCCCTGGCCACGGGTGACGCCACCCTGACCGGCAAGATCGGCGCCAGCGCCATCACCAACGGCGTCATCACCATCACCGAGTCCGGCTCTGCCGCCGGCGATGTGGACAGCGCCACCCCCAGCGCCGCCAAGACCGTCGCTGTGGGGGATGTCATCTCATTTACCGGCGGTGGCTCCAGCTCCGCCACGGGCACGGCGACCGTCAGCCTGCTCATCACCCCGACCGCCTGATCCGGCCCCTAGAGAGGAACCACTCCCATGCTCGTCAATGGCTCCGCCATCCGGGCCGTCTTCACCGGCCTAAGCACCCAGTTCAACAACGCCCTCCAGGCCGTGCCCACGGACTACCTGGATACCACCATGACCGTCCCCTCCACCGGGGCCGGGGTCGATTACGCCTGGCTGTCGCGCTTCCCGCGGATGCGCCGGTGGGTTGGCGACAAGCACATCAAGCAGCTCAAGCTGGGCAACTACTATGTTGCGAACCTCGACTGGGAAACAACGATTGGCGTGGACCGCAACGACATCGAGGATGACCAGCTCGGCATTTACAACGCCCAGGCGCAAATGGCCGGTCAGTCCGCCGGCGAACTGTATGGCGACATCATCACCGACCTGAAAAATAACGCCTTCACCGGCCTGGGCATGGATGGCGTCGCCTACTACAGCGACAGCCACACCCTGACCAACGCCGATGGCGTGGCCGCCACCTACGACAACAAGCTGACCGCCGTCCTCTCCGCCGCCAGCCTGTCCGCCGTTACCGCATCCTATGGCGCCGCGCGCATCCTGGTGATGGGCTTCAAGGACGAGGAAGGCCAGCCCCTGGGGTTGATCCCGGACCTGCTGGAAGTCCCGCCTGCCCTGGAAGCGGTGGCGCTCATCATCGCCAATGCCGACAAACTGGCGGATGACAGCCCCAATCCCTACCGTGGCACCTGCCGCGTCAAGGTCAATCCGCGCCTGACCAGTGCCACCGCCTGGATGCTGCATGTCAGCAATCGCGGGGCGATCAAGCCCTTCGTGCTGCAGACGCGCAAGGCGCCGACCTTCGTCAGCCAAACCAGCATGGAAAATGACGACGTGTTCAATCGGCGCGAGTTCAAGTTTGGCGCCGAGGCCCGCGCCGCCGGGGCCTATGGCTTCTGGCAGCTCTCGGTGGGATCCACCGGCGCCGGCTAAAGCAACGGCTGACAACGGACCCATGGTCCGCCGTGCCACCCCCCGCGCCACCGCCCCCGTCACTTTGGCGGGGGTGAATGCGCGCGCGCCTGCCGTGCTCGTCACCGTCCTGGGCCAGCGTCCGGTCTTCGCCTGTGGCCGCTGGTTCCAGCCCGGTTCGCTGGCCTCGTGCCCGGCGGGGTACTTCTCCGCCCGGCAATGGCAGGACCTGGATGCTCACCCTGATTTAAGCGTCAGCCCGAGGCCAGCGACATGACCTGGGCCACCGTCAGCGACCTGCTGACCAAGTTCAACCCCGCGTCGCGCCCGGAGATCACCGAGCTGACGGGCTGGGGCACCGATGAGCCGGATGAGCCCCAGTGCCAGGAGGCCCTTGACCTGGCCGAAGCCGAGATCCGCTCCCATCTCGGCAACCGCACCCTGCCGACGGATGACCTGCTCCTCAAGCATATTCAACTGGATCTTGCCCGGCGCAACCTCTACCCCGATGAGATCCCCATGCCCGTGGCCGATGCTGCCGCGCGCCACCTAATCACGCTCAAGGCCCTGGCCAAGTCGGAATTGGCCCTGGGTGATCCCCCGGTCAGCGATAGCGCCAATGCCGTCGCCCTGACAACCGTAACCGCCGCCAGTGGGCGCGGCTTCTGAGCCATGACCCCCTGTTTCGACCCCGACCTGATCGTTGACGCCCTGGCAACCGCCCTGGCTGAGGAAAGCCTGGCCGTGGCCATTTACGAAGTCGGCACCGCCCAGGACCTGGCCAAGGCCCGCGCCGCGCGCAGCCCCATCGCCGTGCTGGTGTTCAACGAGCGCACCCAGGTGGCCAATGGCCAATTCACCGACACGATTGGCCTGCTGCTGGAATTGCGCGACGCCACCCCGGACGACGGCCAAACCCGCCTGACCCGGATGCGCGACCTGCGCGAGGCCGTGTTTGACGCCCTGGATGGGGCGCGCCTGGACACCGACTGGGAGCCCCTACGTTACGTCGGTGGCCGCCTGTTCGACCTGGGGGATGACCCCAGCGCCCGTCTCGCCTGGCTGGAGTATTACGAGACCGGCCGCGGCCGGACCTTGCGTAGACGTCTGCCGTAGGTCAGGGCCGTAATTATGCCCAACCACCGCCACCCCCTCAGCCCAGCCACCCCGGCCTACACCGCCGGCCTGGCCGCCACCCCCACCATGACTCTCGAGGTTTAAGCCATGTCCGTGCTCGGTTCCGCCGTCAATGTCGCCGTCTATGACGAGGTTACTTACAAAAGCAAGACCAGCGTGACGAAAGGCATGCTGGCCTATTTTACGGAATGCTCAGTTGCCGCCAGCCGGAACGACGTGCAACCCAACACTATCAGCTCTGACCGGAGCCGCGCAAAACCCGGGGCAGGCAATATCGATGTCTCCGGCAATCTGAATGTGGAAATGGCCCCACAGCACATCGGCTTTTTCCTGCGCCATATCCTCGGCGCGCCCGTCACGGTCGGCACCGGCGAGCCGGCAGAGGCCCCTTACACGCATACGTTCCGTCCAACCACGTTGCCGGTTGGCATGATCGTTGAGAAGGACTGGACCGGCGCCGGCATCTCCAGCAAGGTGGAGCAGTTCCTGGGCTGTCGCGTTTCCCAGGCGACTATCGACATCCCCCAGGAAGGCGCCGCCACTCTGGCGATGCAGTTGCAGGGCGCGAATTACACCATCGCCACTGCCGCGATTGACGCCAGCCTGGGCGACACCGGACATACTGGGTGGTTCGCTCCCGACTGTACCGTGAAAGTTGGCGGAACTTCGGTAACCAACGTCAAGAGCGTTCAGTTCACCATCAACAACAACCTCGATACGGGGCGCTACGCCCTGGGCAACGCCGGCGAACGTATCGACCTGCCCGAGGGCTTTGCTGACATCTCCGGCCAGGTAACCGCCATCGTCGATACCGACCTATTCTCCGCCTACATCGACAAGGCCAGCGCGCGTACCGACACCACGCTAGAAGTCATTCTCACCTTCGGCACCGGCACCGGCGCCACGGCAGGCAATGAAAAACTGAGCCTCTTGCTTGACCACGCCATCATCTCCTTGGCGACCCCGCCGATCAACAGCCCGGGCGGGACCGAGGTCAACTTCACCTTTACCAGTTTCCGCGATGGCAGCACCGACAAGGGCATGGTCGCCGTGCTCCTGTCGCCCCTGGCGGATACCCTGATCGCCTAAGCCCAACCCCGGCGCTGGTCAGTCGCCGGGTAGCGGTTCCGGGCATGCCGTATCGCCCGGGCCGCGCCCTTCACTGACCATCCCTTTCCCCCTCACTGACCCCTGATTGGAAACTGACCATGACTCCAAACGAACTGTTCCTCGTCGTCAGCGACGCCCTTCATCTCGATGCCAAAAAGTTGCGCCGGCTCAGCGTGACCTGGGAAATAGCGATGCCACTCAATGTCGAGACGCGCATGGAATATCTCGACCTTGAGCCCCCGGCCACCAGCCAGGAGGCCAACCATGTTTAAGATCCAGACCGACCGCCAGACTTGGCTGACAGTCCGCCTGCCGGACCCGGACGGCGAACAGCGCATCAAGCTCCGCGTCAAACTGAGATCCCATACCGACAACGCCGCCACCAAACATCAGGTCATTTCCGATCAGGCGGAACGGCTACGCGCTGAAATCGATTCTGGGGCCATAGACTCCGCCCCGGCCCTGCTGGCCAAGTTCGTCGCCCTGGCCGATACCATCAGCCCCGAGGCCATCGCCGAAGACATGGAACGCATCGTTGCCCGCGTCACCGACTGGCAGGATATCGGCGATGAGGCTGGCGAACCCCTGGCTTTTAACCCGGAACGCCTGCGTGCTTTGCTCAACGTCGGGACATGGGTAGTCAAATCGGTGCGGGATGCCATCACCACCCTGGACGATGATGGGCGCCGAAAAAACTGAGGGACTGGCAGCGCTGGCGGCTGGATGCCGATGGCGCGGATTGCCAGGGCAGCATCACCAGTGGGGCCAGTACCTGCCGCGTGTGCATGGAAGGACGCGGCGAGCTCACCTGGTGCAGCCAATGCCAGGCCGTCGAACTGTGGCCGGAGAACATCCCCAGCGTCATGCTCTACCTGGCATGCGAAACCCAGTGGCGTTACACCGGCATGAACAACGTCGCTACCGGCCTGGATTATGCCGGGGTGCGCGCGGTCATGGCCATGCAAGCCATTCCTGCCGCTGATCGACCCGGGCTGTTCGCCGACCTGCAAGTACTCGAACGCGCGTATCTCGAGGTCAACAATGCCCGCCTGGCCAAGGAAAACGAAAAGGCCAAAGCCAAGACCCTAAACCGCCCTGCCCGCCCCGGGAGATAGTTATGGCCGCCGGAAACCTGCGCGTCAGCCTCGTTATCAATGCCGATGGCACGGCCGCCATTCAGACCATCAACCGGGTGCGCGGCAGCGTAAATGATCTGGACCAGGCGGCCGGGCGGGCGGCAAATGGGGGCTTGTCCGCGGTAACCAGTCAACTCAAGGGGCTGGCCCTGACCGCGGGCGCCGCGCTGGGATTGAGCAATCTGGCGGCATCGTTCACCGCCGCCAACGTCGCCGCCGGCACCTTGCGCGCCGGCCTGGAAACCGTTACCGGCTCTGCGCGGGCAGGCGCCGCGGCATGGGCACAGCTCCAAGAGTTCGCCGCTCAGACCCCGTTCAGCTTGCAGCAGGCTACCGAGGGATTCATCAAGCTCAAGGCCATGGGCCTTGACCCATCGCGTGAGGCCCTGCTGAGCTACGCGAATACCGCCAGCGCCATGGGCAAAAGCCTCTCCCAGATGATCGATGCGGTAGTGGATGCCTCCAACTCCAGCTTCGAGCGCCTGCGTGAATTCGGTATCACCGCCAGCAAGCAGGGCGATCAGGTCTCCCTGACCTTCCAGGGCATGACGACCACCATCGGCAACAATGCCGCCGAGATCGAAGCCTATCTGCGTCGCATCGGTGAGGTGCAGTTTGCCGGGGCCATCGAGCGCCAGAGCGAAACCCTCGGGGTAGCCCTGTCCAACGTGGGCGACGCCTGGGATCAGCTCATGGTCGAAATTGGCGACGCCGGTCTGACCGAGGTCCTGGTAGACGGACTGCAAGAAGTCACCAGCTGGCTGGGCGAACTGAATGGCGAGATCGCCAACGGCCTGGGTGGCGAGGTCAACGCCACTGTGGCGGAAACCGTCGCATTGTTCGGCGGATGGGCTGAGGCCCTTGCTGGTATCCCGCCAGCCTTGAGCGCAGTGGTACAAGTCCTGGCCGAACTGCCTAATTACAACCTGGTCATCCGCGATGGCGCCCTGGCCCTGCAAGAACAGGGCACCGCCTGGGAGGCGCTGGTGGACCTGGTGGGCTTCGCCGCGCAGTCCTTCCTCGACCTGCCCGACAATTTGCGCGCCGCGGTTGGCATCATCCTTGGTGAGATTGACATCCTCAAGGCCAATTTCCAGGCGGGCATGGATCAGCTCCCCCTCATCGCCCAACAGGCATGGGCGGCGATCCAGTATGCCATCGTCAGCGCCATCGGGGCCATCAAGATCGCCGTGGCGGAGATGGTGGCCTATGTCGCCGGGCAATTAGCCAGCCTGGCCCGGGACATGGCCGGTGTCATGGCCCAGGTCCCGGAGGCACTCGATATTGGCGGGATGGCATCAGCGGCGGCCGCGAGCCTGGGCACGCTGGCCACCAGCTTGGAAAGCACGGAAAGCGCTGTCACCGGACTCAAGGCGGAACAGGCCGCCTTGGGCGCGCAATACGCCAAAGACACGGCGGCATTGCAAAGCCAGCAAAAGGCGATTACCGACCGAGCCGAGAGCGAGATAGCCGCCATCCGTGGCGTGATTCTGGCCGGCATCGAGGAGACCGAGGCCAAGAAAAAAGCCCGTAAGGCCCAAGCGGAGCTAAATGCGGAATTTGCCCGCGCGGAGGCCGATCAAGCCAAACTGGAACGGCAAAGCCTCAAGACCGGCCAGGCCATCGCCGGAGCAGGCAAGGCGGCCAGTAGCGCGGTCAAGCCAACCAATGACCTGGCCAAGGCAAAAGGGGGGGCATCCAAGGCAAGTAAGGAACTGGCAAAGGCGCAGAAAGCGGAAACCCAGGCCCTGCAAGCCGCCATGCGCACGGTTGAGGGGCTGGTCCGTACCCACCTGCCCGCCAAAGCCGCCGCTCAGGATTACGCCGAGGCCCTGGCCGCCTTGGCCACGGCCGGCACCGCCGCCGGCCTATCGCAAGAAGAACTGGCCACCATCATGGCCGGCATGGCCCGCGATCAGGCCAAGATTGCCGACGAGGCCCGCCGCGCCGCCGATGGCTTCTACGCCGCCTGGGCCGATGCCGTCGATAGCCTCGACGACACCTTCCAGGGCCTGTGGCGTGGCCTGCTGACCGGCCAGGACGATGTGCTGGGCAACCTGAAAGAGACCGTCCTGGAATGGATCGCCGACCTGTCCTATCAACTTCTCCTCAGCCCCATCGTGGTCCCGATCCAGGGGGCACTGATGGGCATGATGGGTGGAGCGGTGCAGGGCGGGGCCATGGGTGCCGTGGGCGGAGTCATGAATGGCGCCAGCACCGTCGGCGGCATGAGCAATATGTTCTCCGGCCTGTCCAACGGCTTCAGTCTGGTATCCAACCTGTTTTCTGGCGCCACCTTCGCGGGCATAACACAAGGCTTTTCGGCCGCTACGGGCATCATCAGCAGTTCAGGGTATTTCGGCGGATTCGGCGCCAATATGGCCATGGCATCAGGCGCGGCCAGCACGGGGTCTACCGGCTTTGCCATTGGCGCGGCCATGCCCTATCTCATCCCCGCCGCCATCGCCGTCGCCGGCATTGGGGCGATTGTGTCCAAGTGGCAAAAGGATCAGGAACCGCGCTACGGCACCCTGGTCGGCATGACTGGCGGAAGCGTAGCCGGCCTGGAAGACTGGGAGAATGGCCCCGCCAATTATAGCCGCGGCGCCTTCGGCTTGACCTTTGGCATCAGCGACAAAGGCAGCAAGAACATGAAGGCGTCGGAACTGAAACAGACCTACGACGCCCTGGCGGAAGTGACCGACGTGCTGGCTCAGTTCTTCGGCGACGACCTGACCGCCTTCATCACGGAAGAACTGAAGACCCTCAGCACCTTTGGGGATGGATTGCTTCACCTGACCGAAAACGAAGGCGACCTTGGCGCCGCCATGGCCATGCTGGTGGAAAACATTGCCACCGCCGCCGGGCGTTCCAGCGAAGATATCGGCATCGCCTTTGGCGCCATGGTGGGCGACCTGCAAGGCTCCGCCGAAGATGTCGGCGAACAGATCCAGGGCGCCATGCAGGCCGCGGTGATGGCCATGCAATTGTCCGAAAACCATGCCGAACGGGTAGGCCAAATGCTGGGCCTGGCCGGGAACATCGCAACCGATGCCGCCCGCCTGAGCGGCCTGATTGATACCTTTGGCACTGCCAGCGAAACCAGCGCGGAAACGCTCACTCGCCTGGTCACCCAACTGGGCATCCTCGATCAGGCGGCGAACAACACGGCGACCAATCTGGAGGGCATGACGACAGGGGCGATGATTCGGCTATCCGATAGCCTGGTAGATGCCTTTGGCGGGCTCGATGCCGCCGCCCAGGCCACCGCCTTCTATTATCAGGAGTTCACCACCGCGACGGAAAAACTGGTTGATGTCGTCGAAGCCGCCGGGCGCAAAGTCACCACCGGCCTGGCGGATCTCGTCACCGACCTGGCCACCAGCCTGAGCGAGGCCGATATGGCGGTGCTGTCCGCTCAGCTCAATAGCCCGCTGCTGGATACCCGCGACGGCTTTGAGGCGCTGATAGCCTCATTGGATCTCACCACCGAGGCGGGGCAGAAACTCTATGCCGGCCTGCTCAAACTGGCCCCCGCCTTTGATCTCCTCTACGATGGCGTGGAGGCGTTTGAGGATTGGCTGCTGGGCACCGATGCCGTGGAACGTGCTACCCGCGACCTGCAGAAGGTCTTTGCTGATTGGGGCATGACCATTCCGAAAACCCGGGACGAATTGCAGGCCCTGTATGAATCCGGCCTGTTCAGTACCGAACAATTGGCGATTCTGGCCGCGCACCTGGAACAACTCGGGCTGGTCTTCGGCAACCTCGGCACCGAGGTTGACACCATCAAGGCCAAAATTGTCGATTACACCAATCTGGAAATCCGCCTGGCCGAGGCCCGGGGCGATGACGCCCTGGCCCTGCAACTGCGCCGGCAACAGGAACTGGATGCCGCGGCGGATGAACATAGCCGCTCCCTCCTGTTGCAAATCTACGCGTATGAAGATGCCGCCGCCGCTGCCGCCCGCGCGCGCGAGGAGCATCGTCGCCAGTGGGAAGCGGCGGAAGCCGCCCGCCGCGCCGCTTATGATGCCGAAGTGGATGCCATCCGGACCTACAATGCCGCCGCCCAGGCCGCCGCAGATGAAGCCAACCGGGCCGCCCGCGAAGCCCTGCAAGCGTTGCAACAGGCAGCCGAGAAGGCGTACCAAAACGCCAGCGCCATTGCCACCGCCTGGATTCAGGCCATCTCCGCCCTTGGCCTGGTGGCGGAGGCTGCCGCCCTGCAACGACGCCTGGAAAGCGCCGCGCTCGATCCCGCCCTGCGCGCCGCTTATAGCCAGGTCTGGGGTATCCAGGATCGGGCCGCGCTGGCCGGTGGTCAGGCCGACCTGGCCATGCAGGCCCTGGGCCTGTTGGGGCGCAGCACCGATGCCGTCGCCGCGGAACGCGCCCTCGCCTTGGCCGGCACCGATCCGGCCTTACGTGGCTTGCAGGAATGGGTCTATAGCCTGGAGGATGCCAAGATTGCCGCCGAGGAGGCCGCCGTCGGCATCGAGGCGCTGATCGGCAGCCTGGAACAGGTCAGCGCCGCCATCGGTGGCGCCCTGGAACGAGTCGATGATCTCCTCGTCGCACCGATGGCCATGCAGGCCATGCGCCGCGCTGAGGCAAGCGCCCAACTGGCCGCCTTACTCAGCGCCGCCCGCGCGGGCGCCATGCCCACCGCCGCCAGCCTGGAACGCCCCCTCGCCACCCTCAGCGAAGATCCCATTGCCCAATACGGTGATCGCGTGGCCTACCTGCGCGACCTGGGGCGCACGCGCGGCCAATTGGCCGAACTGCAAACCCTGGTGGATGCGCAGATCCCGATCGAGCAACAAAACCTGGAGGCGTTGAAGAATCTCCCCGTCGCCCTCTATCCCAACTTCGAGGAGATCGTGTCCGCTATTGGCACCAGCAGCGACGATACCGCCGCCCTGCTGATCCAGGCCAATGCCGCCATCGATGCCGCCATTTCTGCCATGGCCGCCCGCGATGCCGCCATGGAACAGGCGGTCAAGGATATCGTCCCCGAGATCCGCGAAATTCCGCCTTATGTGCAGGATGTCTATGAGGAAATCGATTTAGTCGGGGCGGATATCGTTAATGGCAACAACGCGATCATTGATGCGCTGGATCAAAACCGCGACGGCATCATCTCTGAGATGGAGCGTCAATACCCGACGCTAAGCGCGCTGGCCAATGACATCGCGCTGAAAATGGCCATGACCCAGCTGCAAGTGGCGGGGCAGGTATCCTATGCCGAATTCCAGGCCATGTTTGCCGGGCTCGCCAGCGATACGGAGATGAAGGCATGGTTTGATCGCCTGGATATTGACCAGGATGGCATCCTGTCCAAGCATGAAATTCAGATCGGCAAGCTAACGACCGGCAACACGAATGAGAGCCAGATACTAAGTTATCTGTTGAACGTCATCGGCAAGCTGGAAACGGAGAACGCCAACAGCGCGATGCAGATTACAAAACTCAATGACACCATCGCCAAATTGCAAGCGCAAATCACCGAACTAACCACGATCAAAACCAATACCACAACATTAAAGGATAATGACGTGACCAAACTCACGCATCAGGCAAAACTGCCATCGATCTATGATCGGCTGTACTCCATGATGCTGAAACAAGACAGTCAGATAGGATACGAAAGCGAGCTACCGTCCATCTATGATCGGCTGTATACGATATTAACCAAAAATGACAGTCAACTGACAAAATTGGGGCTGATTGAGGGCTATTCACTCGGCAGTAAATCCAATACCTCAGACACCGCCAAAAATACGGCTAGTTTATTGCAATCATCCGCCATCAATTACCCTACCTATTATTGGCCGTCCTACGCCACCGGCGGCATTTCCACCGGCCCCACCTCCGGCTATCCCGTTACCCTCCATGGCCGCGAGGCCGTCATCCCCCTGGGCGATGGCAACAGCGTAAACGCCATCCTGCAAGATCCTGCCCCACCGCCGCCGCCCAACTATCTGATGCACGAAGCCGCGGATACCCAGGAACTGCGCCGCGCCCTGGAGGAGTTGCATCAGGAGCTTGCCGCCCTCCGCCGCGATACCCAAACCATTGGCGCCGCGACCGCGGGCGAACTGAAAGAGCACAACCGGCGCGAGCGGCGCCGTGATGTCAATGGCACCCTGGTGGAGGTCATGGCCTGATGCGTGTTACCAAACCCCTGGCGCTGACCCTGGTCAGCACCAATGTTGCCGAATCATCCCTCGATGAATGGAGCGTCGCCACTGCCTACACGGTCGGCAACCAGGTTTTTTACGATCCGGATGATAGCCTGACGTATCACGAGTTCGAGGCCCTGACCAATCAGACCGGCGCCGTCCCGGCCATCGGCGGCACGACCGACTGGCTCGACCTGGGGCCGGCCAATGCCCGCGCCATGTTCGATGATCGGGTGGGATCTCAAACCCTCGTCGATGAGGAACTGGTGGTAGCGGTCACCCCCGGGGCCTTTTTCGATACCATTGCCCTGCTAAATATCAGCGCATGCAGCACCATTAATGTCCTCATCAAGAATGGCGAAACCACGCTTTATGACGAGGATTTCGATACGTCCGGTCATGCCGAGGATTGGGCGTCATATTTTTTCGGCGAAGACGAGGATAACCTCGCCGCCTTGAGCGTCTATCCCGGCATTTTCGCGGAAGGCACCATCGGCCGCAGCAGTCTGATTCTCAATCCCGAGATA